CCCACATAGCAGGATTCCATCCATGTGTATCGCTATACACTGCTCTGGATAGTCCTCCTTCTGGTTTGTACCATTCTTCTATAAGTTTTCTTAATTGCTCCTCTGTTGCTCCAGCTTCCTTAGCTTCTTCCCACGCCTGTATTTTTAACTTCTCGTTCTGAGCTGAAACGTTTGTTAAAGGATCATCACTAACAGCGTATCCAACATGGGTGTTCCAGACATGCTCTCTATCTGAATCAAGAGGACTAGGTTTACTTACTACTTTAGGTCTTCCATAATCCTCATCAGTTGTATTGGGCTTATAGGGTTTATTCTCACTTCCTGCAGGAATCTCTGGTGTATGTGGATTGTTGTCCCAGCCTGGCATATAAGACGGTCTCCGCACAGTATCTGGACTCGTACCAATAAGTCGTCTATAATAATCTGTATTAGAGGTGAACTCAAACATGGCATTGAATTCCTCAAGAGTTGTTTTATATTCAAATTCTACCCTAGATGCCTCTAAAGCTCTTGCTTCTGAATCCAAAGCTTTCCACTTACTTATTGCTGGGCCAACCGCAGTAGCCAAGGCACGAAATATAGTATTTTCTTGTAGTGTCCAGTCTATCTGTCCACCTGACACAGCCCCTTCTTGAAAGACTGCCGGAGTTTCTATAACCTCTGGAGCTACTTGTGGTCCTCTAATCCCTGTATTAAACCCTTGTGCCATAGCCTTCAGTCCTTTCAATCAATGTTTTTTCTATACGTTGTTGTTCTCTCACATATAGAGTAGCTATATCCTTAAAGGATCTAGTCTCTCCTTCTTTAATTCTCTTACTTACTACAGTCTCTATGGAATCTCGTATACTTTTAACGGGATCCTTTGCATATTGAGCATTATCTATAATAACATTAGGTCTTATATCATCTGGAATATCCAGTAACCTATCATGAGTTTCTTTTGTTAATCTCTTTTGGCTTTCCTTAGCTGCTTCTCGGCTTCTTTCAATAGGAGTCTTAAATATATCTATAGCTATTTTCTTTAAGTCATTATCTCCTATGAACCTATCTATAGGATCTGAAATATCCGGCAAAGTATGTGCTGCTGTTTCTCCGTTAGGACCAGCGAAACATAGATCTCCTCTAGCATTTATAAAAGCCTTTCCCAATAGATTATGAAAGAATAGTTTAACAGCGTCTCTTGCATAAACGTGCACGGCTCGTCCAGAGTCTAAGCCGTCCCATTGCTTGTTAATCAATTTTCCAAATTCAAAAGTTGCTCCTAGCCTACCATCTTCTATAGACTTAGCCACATCTTTTCTCTGAAGATTTTGGTATATCTCTTCGATTTCTCCAGACATCTCAGGATCTAAAGTATAATAATTATCTTGTATATACCCTAGAACATCCTTAGAGTTTTTCATACTTGCCATCGTATCCTTAGTATCGTTTTTTATGAACTCTTTACTAGCTTCCTTGCTGATAGGATGTAAAGAATGTAAGAGAGCATATACTTCGTCTCTGTTGTCCATTCCTATATCCCATTTATTCATCTCACTTCTAAAGAATATATATCTCTTACTAGGTTCCATTCCTTCTGTACTAATAGCGAAGTTATACATATCATCTAAAGCTTTTAAACTAGAAGGGCTTTCGCTCGATTCTTTCTTAACAGTATCGTTAGATCCTAGTTGTAATAACTTATTTAATCCAACATTTGTCATGGATTTATCCCCCATAACCCTAGAGTCCTCTGTATGTGGTTTATAAACTCACCCTGTCCCATTTGAGCTACTTCAGCAAACATCATCCTTTTCTCCATGTCTCTAGTTAAACCCCTAAGTTTATCCATCTGCTCTGTATGCTGTGTTGCTGCTAGTGCTGCCGTTTTGTCTGCTTTCATAGCTGTCATAGCACTGACACCTACATTAATAAGTCCAGCTCCGAGTGCATTATCATAAGCAGCTTGAGGATCTAAATGATCTGATGGTGTAGAAACGAAGTTTAAAAAAGCGTTATAACCAAAGTTTCTTTTAGCTAACATACCCTCTCTACCTCTTTCTATATCTCGTTCTTCATTTGAATAAGAGACATTCTGATCTTCTAGAATAGCGTTTTGTCTAGCTCTATTAGATCTTATCATGGCTTGAGAAGATCCAGAATCATTGCTAATACCTCTAGCTGTTATAGTAGATATCATAGCGTCTGTTTGGTTCTTTGCTTGTGTGGAGAACACGCCAAGCTCGTTTTCTATTTTATGTCGGAGATAAACTTTCTGTTCTGCCTCCTGACTATAAGCAGCGGCTGTTATTTCTTGGTTCATCATCCATTGAGCTGCATTCTGTCGGGCTATATTTCTATTATCCCTTTGGAGCTTCATCATCCCTTGATGGTTGCCCCATTCTATCTGCATTCTTTTGTTAGCTATTTGAGCAGCGGCTGAGTCTGCTTCACCCATAGCTCCCATAACGCCCATGCCAATAGCGGCAATTGTAAATGGATCCATATTATCTCCTTATTTGTTCCAAAATCTATCTCTTGTCCATTTGCTCACAGGTCTCTGCGGCTTACGGTTTGTCATTATATTACCAAGTCGTTCGTTAAATAGTCCCATACGCCTATCTTCGTTTAGCCAACTCTTTACAACTTCCTGCTGTTCTTTAAGTTCTTTTTTATATATAATGTGATCTACATCTAACGATAAAGAACTTTCCCAGAAAGCTACAGCTGAGCTTAGGCAGTCCACTCTATCATCATGAGCCAATGCACCTCTCTTGTCAAATAGACGTGTAATTTGTTTTTGTGTTTCCTCTTGGCATATGCTCTTTCTATTGAAAACTAGCCTATGTTGTGCCATTACAGGTTCTAGGGTAGATAACATTCTAGTTTCCTTCATGCCTGTTACCTTAAAGTCTACTACTCCTATACCGCTAGACATGCTCTTGACAATTGGTATTAATAACTGACAGTACATGGCATCTCCAAAGTTTGACTCTACTCTTATCTGTTTAACATTGTATTCTATAGCAAGCTTTGCTATTTTGTTTAATGTTCCCTTTTCATAGCCTCCTTTATAGCCTATAAGCTCATGAATAAATATGTATCCATTACATAGACTAGCTACACAGACAGCTGTTTCATCTTCTCCTCTACCCGAGGGGTCTACAGTCATGACTGTCTGGGTATAAGGAACAAACTTATCGCTTATCCACATTGGGTCATAGACAAGATCTCCACTCAATCCGAAACTCGGTATACCCTTCATTGGGTGTGAATTAGCCCATACTATCTTCTCTGGGCACATATCAGGATGCACGTCTATCACAATAAGATCTGATAAACGTAGAGGAAACTTCTCAAAGTCAGCTAGAGTAGTATCTAGTTTATAGTGTAAAGCGAACAACTTTGGACCGATTTTAGCCATCCTCTCTAATAACACATCCATAGGGAATCTCTCTGGTTGAGTAGGCTGTCCTTCTTCTATGCCTAGTTGTAGTACCCATTCGTTAACATTCTCTACTTCTGCTATGTTATTACGATCTGGCATAACAGCAGGAAACTTAGTTACCTCATATCCTGCGGCTAATTGATTATATATACTGTCCTTGATTTGAGGAGTACCTAGAAATATAACACGTCCGCCTACGTTTCGAATCTGCTCGAACTCTGACACCTTATTGAGTAGCTTTTCTCTAGCGTTAGCTGTCTCGCAGTTGCCTTCAATCTCTATATCATCTCCAATTACATACTCTGCGTGACTACCTGTAATCTGAGAGCTTATACCTCTAGCAAAGCATGACTTATCCTGCCCTACTTTAGTTCTAGCCCCTACGTTAAAAGCAAAAGCATTATCTGTCTCATTATCCTTAGGTATTAAGTGAGCACAGTAAGGAACTAGGTCTAGTATCTTTCTGGTCATAGAGATAAACTCTGTTGCTTTGTTTCCTGTAGCGGATACAACCATTATAGTAGAGTTAGGATCCTTTAGAAGAAACCACGACGCTAGACAGGCTGTAATAACTGACTTACCAAAGCCACGCCCTGCCTGTAACTGCATATCTACAGGACCACTCTGCAAAGCTTCTGCCATAGCGTATTGAGCTCCCGTAGGATCGCCTAGACCTAAGTATTTAAAGCAAGCCCATAGATGGTTTCTAAAATCGTCTATCATTTCCTGAGGTGTATTCATTATTCTTGGCCTAGATTTATGCCCTTATCCTTATTAGCCCTAATCCACTCTAATTGTTCCTCGGCATAATTATGATGAGCCAATGTTGGTCTTTTGGGGTTTGGATTAAGAGGTACTCTAAACATCATAGCACCCTCAGATGATATCATTATCCTCATATTTTTATCTACAATTACTTCTCGTGTGTCTTCGTTACTCAT